ATATATAACAAAGGATTCTTAAAGCAGTAATGCTTTTAAACCGTTCTAGTCCTTTAAAAAACTGATATTTTGTAAGATTTACTCTATTTATAGTGTTATCAAGAAATATCAAGTTTTATGTAACGGAACCACAAAAAGATAATCCCGATATGAATTTAGATAATTATCGTAATGATTTGTATTCTAATCATTTAGAAACCACACCTCGTTATTTATTAATTAAGTCTTTAGAGAAAATGGAATATCAATATTTATTATCTAAAAATTTAACAATGGGCGATATAGAATTGTATTACAATTATAAACAATCCAGAATTAATGAAGAAATTAATACATTAAAACAAAAATTTATTGATATGCCAGAGTCATATCTAGAAGATATTAATAATTTATTTATTAATAAACCTAATGATGATAATAATAAGGCATTATACGAAGTACAATTAGAAAATTCTAATACCAATCAAAATATTATAGCATAGTAATTTTCTAGTTAGATAGATTATTTGTTTTTTGAATTTTCATTTTCTAATGTAGATGATGTATTATTTAATTTTGCATTTTTCCATTTTTTAAAATATTCTAATTTCTTAGTATTATATTGAAATTTTTCTTCTGGTGTCATTGATTCCATTCTTTGATGATATTTTTGACGTTTATCTTCTAAATATGCTTCTTTCTGTTCTGGTGTCATTGCGTTATATTTTTCTTTTTTTTGTTGGCTAATCGTTTCTGCATGTGCTTTATGATATTTTTTAATAGCCTTAAGAGTATATGGTGGTGTAATCAATTGTTTTTGTTCATTAGACATTTCGGTAGTTGCTTAATATATAGTAGATATAATTTCTCTAAATGATTTTTTATAATAAAAAATTCAAAATTATAAAATTATAAAATTATAATATAAAAAAATATCTACTATATATTTAGAAAAAACTTTTCACCTAAATATCTACTATATATTAAGAAATTATTTCATTGTGAATGGATAAATTATCAAATAATCAAATTCTAGAATACATTAATACATATCTAAAACCTTATATTGTCTCAGGAATTGCAAAAACACCGTATAAAATGAGTGATTTATTTAATCATTATAAATCTGTTTCAAGTGATGATAAAATAAGTTATAAAGAATTTAATGAAATTATAAGATATAATAACTTTATAGGTAAAAGAACTAAAATAGGATATGTATGGAATAATATAATTGACCCACAATCAGATTATGGTATTAAAATATTAGCGTGTAGAAATGAAAACAATGAAAACAATGAAAAACTAATAGACGAAGGTATATGTACTAATTATATAGATTATGAATATTTATCAAAACTATTATCAGAATTTGTAAATAAATATGTTAAACCATATATAGTATCGGATATGGCAATAAAACCTTATACCATGAGTGATTTATATAATTTATATATAGAAAATAATAATAATACTGAAAATATAGATAATGCAGTATTTAATAAAATTATGAGAAATAATGGATTAATAGGTAAAAGAATTAATATAGGATATATATGGTGTAATTTAAGAAATCCAAAATATGAAATAGATAAAAAATCTGAAATAAATTTTTATTTAAATAAAATAAAACCATTGATATATGAAGGTATATATTTATTAAGAGAAGAACGTTTTATTGAAACCAATAAACATATTTATAAAATTGGGAGAAGTGGGCATATTTATAAACGAGTTTCTCAATATGGTAATGGAACAATAGTTTATTTAATGATTGATTGTAATAATTCAGAAAAACATGAAAGTGAATTACTAAAAAAATTTTCCAATATTTTTAAAATTGTAAAATATTATGGAAATGAATACTTTATGGGCGAATTGCACGATATGAAGGATACTATAATAGAATATATGAAAACTAATATTAGTAATGAGATTAAATTAATTAATATGGAAATTAAAATAGAACATATTAACAAAGAAACTGATTTACCAATACAAAAACATTATCAAGAGTTATATAGTAAAGCAAAATTAAGTATAATTTGTAAATAATATTTATATATAATACATTTGTTATTTTTATGTTTTCCAAATTCCTATTTCCTAGAACTCCTTTCTAAAATTCTTAGTAAAAACATCAATAACCCCATAAAAATTGATTCCCAATCCGCAAAAACGGTGTAAATTAGTATTATATAGTATTAATCACCCCCCAGCATAATGTTTTCAAAGCAGTTTGCGAATAATTATACTCCTGAACATTTATCCCGGGTATTTCATAAGGAAAATTATGAATATACTCCTTCCCCGGAAGATGAAAAACAAGTTGAGGCTGTGTTGAAACAAAATCAAGGTAAGGTTATTGATTCTAAAACATTTCAAACTCTTATTACTAAGCCGTTAAAGTATAAATATCGTAAACCGCATATTGTTAAGATTTATCGTTCTTTGCTAAGTCAAAATCGGATTATGCGTGATATTGGATTAGAACGTAATATGTCAATGAAAGCTACTCGTGGTCATTCTGGTGTTAATGTTATTACTATATTTACATCAGGAACTCAATTTGGAGCTGATTTAAGTAATACTGATATGGAAGTGATAAAGAATGGCGGATGTCCTAAGAATTGTCATTATTGTCCATTTGAAAAAGATGCTAATGGAGTGCCAACTCAACCGCGGTCGTATCTATCTACGGAACCGGGTAATATGCGGGCGACGCAGAATCTGCATCATCCTGTTGGGCAAATGTTTGATCGGATTTACACATTGGAATGTATTGGTCATATTTCTGCGTGTAGTGAAGATGTGTCGAAATTGGAAATTATTATTTCAGGAGGTACCTTTAATTTCTATCCAAAGGAGTATCTAGAATGGTTTACCACGTGTATGTATTTTGCTGCCAACACCTATTATCAATATCGTGAAACTGGTACTATCCCCCGTGATATCTTATCATTGGAAGAAGAACAAGTATTAAATGAACAGGCCCCATTGCGGGTAATTGGATTGACTATTGAAACCCGTCCAGATTATCTAAACCCGCGTGATTATATGGGTAGTAAGTCGGTGGTAGAATTGGATAATATACGGTTTGATAATTTGCGATTTTTCCGAAAGTTGGGTATTACTCGGGTGCAGATTGGTGTACAACATACAAATAATGCGATTTTGAAATATGTTAATCGCGATTGTACAACAGAAACTAATCAGTATGCAATTGGATTTTTGAAGAATAATTGTTTTAAGGTAGATATCCATATTATGTTGGATTTGCCAGGTTCATCTCCAGATGATGATATGATTATGTTGGAAGAAGTTTTAACAAATCCGAATTATGAAGCTGACCAATGGAAAATCTATCCTACTGAAACCACTAATTTTACTAAGATTAAAACGTGGTATGATGCCGGTATTTATAAACCTTATGCCGAAATAGAAGGTGGGTCCCTATTGAAGGATGTTATTATTTATGCAAAGAAGATGATGAAACCGTGGATTCGTATTAATCGGGTAATTCGAGATATTCCGATTAACTCTATTGAAGGTGGTATAATGTGTCCCGATATGCGGGGTCAGATTGAAATGCAGATGAACCGTGAAGGCTGGCGTTGCCAATGTATCCGATGCCGGGAAATTAAGCAACAAAAAGTCAATGTTAGTGATATTGTGGAAAAAGTCCTGCAATATGAGGCAAGTAATGGTGTGGAATATTTCATTTCATATGAGACTGTGGATTCATCTATTCTAGTTGGATATATTCGATTGCGGTTGAATAATTCAATGAATGAAACAATGCCAGAGTTGCGTGGATGTGCCTTTGTACGGGAATTACACGTATTAGGTAATCATCTTAATGTGGGTTCCATTGCGGATGATAATACTAGTCAGCATCGCGGGTTTGGAAAAAGGCTTATTGCGAAAGCGGAGGCTATTGCAAAGGAAAATCGATTTAAGAAGATAGCGATTATTTCTGGTGTAGGTGTTCGGGATTATTATCGTAAGCAAGGTTATTATTTGGAAAATAGTTTTATGATGAAGGCATTAGATATTTCTAATGGGAATGACAATAATGGTTATTTTAGTCCTGCTAGAATGATATTGGCGGATATTGTAATTGCTATAGCCGGAAATATTACAGGTGATATTTTGCAATCATTTATTAGATTTTGATAGTAATAATAGAAATAATAGTAAAAAATAAAAAAAATTGATTTTTAAATAGTATAATATAAATATTACAAAGCAATACAACAAGACCCTCTCTAATAGAAATCCGATTTCTACTTGTAGATTGAACAATGGAACAAATCTCAAAGCAACCGAATTTGTACTATTTTGACACTTATCCAAAGCGTTATTATGCAACCGTATTCAATTTTGAGTTTGGTGGCAAACGTTTTAGGATGCCCGGTGAATATGGTTATGGCAATTTTGCAATTGGTGTATTTGTGAAGTTGATTCGTCAGTACTTTGCAAAACGCACTCCAGAATCAAACACCGTGTTGTTTGAAGGTGTTCCAGTTTCATCACTGGAAGACTTGCAGAACATCAGCATTGTATTTGATTTCAATTTCAAAAACGACAATATTGGCTTTGGCTTTCATTATATCATTCGCAATACTGATACAGGTGTTGTGATTGCCGAGGATTCTCGGAATGATGTAACGCTTGATAGTTATGGCAATACTTACGAGAAACCGATTTCCCCAGCAGACTGCAACAAATGCGACGAGTCAGATTACGTCTTCAATGACGATGATTTTGATGATGAGTATGAGTATGACATGATGGCTGCGGCGAAAGCTGGGTTCCAGTAAATACGTTTTTGAACTTTTTTTTTTGTATTGTTAGATATTCTAGAATAAAATTGATTTTTTGGACCTATTCTACTAGAATAAAAGTAAAAGTAAAAGTAAAAGTAAAAAGTAATAATAGAATGTCTGGGATAAATGAAACGATTACATTAACATTTGGTGATTGTGCTGAAAATCACCGAAAAGACAAGCTTTGCTTGTCTTTAAGGTTGAGTGGTTAGCATTGCTAACCACTAACCGTGGTATGCAGGAAATAGGTACTAAGGTTAAAAATGGATTAACATTAGATGAATTAATGAATGCAAAGGCATATTTTGAAACACAAGGTAAAAAGTGCGAATTAATTGATTTGAGTACAATTACCCATAAGAAGGATACATTTAAGTTCCCAAAGGCATATTTACTAGTGGTACGAAAAGCATTTTCCAATAGTAAGGAAATTTATGATGAGCAATGCCAATTTGAACGGGATAAGAAAGCGTTAATGTATGGTAGGGTAGTTAATAAGCATGCGCGTCATAATTTGTGTTTTAGTGATTTTGACCAAGTAGCGGATTTTGAACAAGGTAAAGGAACGGTTATTCATTTTGATAAATTACCTTTGTTATCAGCGATTCGTAAGGGGCGTAGCCCCTTATGCCAAAGCCCTGTGGGCTTTCGTAAATTATGGCCAGAAATAATTAAATCTGATAAAGTAAAAGATTTGCAATGTGAGGCGAATTATTATTATGATATAAAGAAAACATATATTGGATTTCATGGGGATACTGAGCGTAGAATAGTGATAGGAGTGCGCTTAGGTGCGCGTTTTCCTATTCATTATCAATGGTATAAAAATGCTGAAAAAGTAAGTGAATTATTTACAGATGATTTGGATGATGGTAATGTGTATGTTATGTCAGATAAAGCGGTTGGATATGATTGGAAACAATCTAGCATATATAGTTTGCGTCATGCTGCAGGTAATGAAAAATTAGTTTGTAAGTAAATTTAACCATCTAATATATAATTTAGTTTTGCTTTAATATTTTCTTGTGCATAGAATACACCGAATGAAATTGCTATACCGCCACTACCAAGTTCTTTTACAAGAGTATGTTGATAACCATAAAAGCCTTCTAAAGGAAATGGAATTAATTGGACTATATTTCTAATAATGTAAATTAGAATACCGATGACAAATATTTGCATACATATTTCTAGGAATACTAAAATTTTGTTATGTTTTTCATTGCCGTCAAAATCGTAATAAATTTTATTAATACTTAAAGATATAAAATATCCAAGTATAAAATATATTGTTGTAAGAACACCAATATCTAGCATTTTAATGCTTCTTATAATTGCTTCTTTTTTGAGTTTTTCATAATTAATTTGTAATTTCATTTATATATACAATTTAGGTTGATGTTTTAATTGATTTTTTATTAATCTATTCTAGATAAGTGTTTTTTCGATAAGTGTCTTCTAGATAATAGTTAGATTTTTCATAATGAATATTTTTGTAATAAATCGGTTGCAAAAATCTATTTATAAATTAGTTAATTATATCAATCGATTACAGGAATTAAGATTGTATAGGAATGAATTGGTTTATAATAATATTTTTTTTTATAGCAATAGGATTATTTGCAATGTCTCATTATTTGCGACTAAAAAAAGAAATTGCGCGGGATAATATAGAACATTTTCAAACTGAGGGAAAGGCAAAGGCAAATGCAAAGGCAATTGCAAAATATAATAATATTAAACAAATTAATTTTAAAAATGCATCAGAAGCTAGTAAACTTATTAATAAAAATGCAGAATATTTGCAAAAAATGAATCAACCTAATCTGAGTGCGCGTGGATGTAATAGTCAAGATGAACTTTATAATAAGTATTTAGATGCATTTGATGATATCAGTGATAAAGAACGTAATATAGTATCAAAGTTTATTCAAGAGTTGCTAGAAAAGATTAGGTCTCGTAATCTAGCATATTATAATTATCTATGTAATTGGCTTAGTAGAATTTCATTTGCAAAGGCAAAACCTTGGTTAGAAGCAGGAATGCCACATACATTAGAAGATACTATTATTATGGATGCTGGGTGGTTTATTAATCCGCGGGAAACTACATTAGTCCATGAATTGACGCATGTACACCAACGTATAGTGTCTTTTGAATTTGAAGAAGTATATAAAGATTTAGGTTATCTAGAATATACTCCTGGTGTTGAAAATATTAAAGGGATGGGTGCTGTGGTTGCATTAAATCGTAATAACCCAGATGGATTAAGTGCAAATTGGTTATGGTTAGATAATAATAATAATAATGTAAAGACATATTGGTGGATTGGTGCAATATTTAATAGTATTACTCCAAGTAGTTTAACTGATGTTAATAATGTTGGGTTAAAATTGGAACGCGATTCGGATGGTACATATTATTATTTAAAACAGCAACCAACATTGTTAAATTCTCTGGATGTATTTAATAAGTTTTTTGGTATGAATAATGATTCATCAAATAATTATCATCCTAATGAAATGTCAGCTAAATTTGGGGAATGGTTTCTAGAGTATGTATTAGGAAATGCTAATGGTGAAAAATATAATTGTGATGGTTTTAAGATATATAAAAAATATTTTGAAAAATTAATAAATACATTTTATTCCAAATAATTTATTTTAAAGCACGTGTTGCTAATTTTTCTAATGATTTCCTTTCTTTTTGTTTTCCAAATATAGTGAATAAACTAACACCGCTAGATGTATCTTTATAAATATTTAATGGATAATTTCTTACTAATGTTATTTTATTTTTATTTTGTGGATTAGTTAAATATGTTATTAGATTAGTATATTCTTCCTTTCTTTTGCGTCCGGCAATATCCATTACGGTAAATGGTTGAACCTCATTAGGATATGAATAAATTTTAATTGAAAAATTATGTTTTCCAGTAATATTTAGTGATGCCGTGGGTGATTCATAAGATAATATGGTTTTGCGTTTAGTATTGAATGCAAATTCTACAGCCCATAATAATCTAGTATATGGTGCACCATCTACTAATACTATTAAATATCGGTTCATATTGCCAATAATAATGTGTGGTTCAAATTCTACTAGTGAGCTAGGAATGGGTTTGGTTTGATTGATGTTGATATTAAGTGGGTTAGGTGTATTGTAATTGTAAATAATTTGAAATTGATTGGTAGATGATTGTGTAAATCGTTTTCCTATACTGGCGGGATTTAAGAATCTAGAGATATATGATTTTGATGTGCCGGGTGTGTTGCGTGTGGTGTATACTAAACTACTTAAAAATTTTTCAAAATTACCACCTATTAATGATTTTTTTGATTTTTGTGATTTTTTTTTAGAATGTTTTCTAGAACGCCGTGTCATATTTTTCTTCATTATATTATTATTAATTATTGTATGATATTTGGAATTATTTAATTTCCAATTATTTAATTTCCAATTATTTAATTTCCAATTAGATATTTTTCTATTAAATATATGAACCAGTTTTCGAATAGTTATTCTGGAAGACGGAGTATAATTTTACTGGATTTATAAAAGTTATAATATATAGTAGGAATAATAACTCAAAACCAACAATTAGTATAATATGTAATAAAGTACTAAATCCAATATATTTTAAATTTATTTGGTCAAATCTAATTAATCCAGTTAGAATTGGTAATAATAATATGCCTACTAAACTAAATATCATTATTAAAATTATATACATTAGTTTATTATCATAAGGTTTATTATATGAATGTACTTCTTCTTCATTCGCAGCAACATCTGCTTCTAATTTTGTTATATTTTGATTTTTACTAATAAGTTGATTTAATTTAATTTTTAATGTTTGTGATTTGTCATTATTATAATTATTAACACCTTTATAGAAAGATATGCTTTGCTTAATAAATTCACCTAATAGTTGTACTTCATATTTAGTAAAAAAATAGTTCATAAACACTCCAAAAAAAAGCGCGAATGTACTAAATCCAATTATTACTTCTGTTAGAACATTAAAACTACCAATTAATAATTTATTATTAGTTTTATTGAATAACATCCTAGAAATGCGGTTGCTATATATTGCTATATATAACTACGATAAAAAATAACATCTATAATTACAAAGGAAAAATTAATTTCGTATTGCATTAATAAAATCTAATTTGATTTGGCTTTCATTAAATTTTTTCTTAAATAATACATATTTTACATATAATAATTCTAACACAATAATTAATCCAATTGTAATAATAACTGTTAAAACTACAATTAGCCAATCAATTGTTTTTCCAAAAGTTTTTATTACAATATATGAATATATTAATAAACTAACTACTATGGCTATTAATGTAAAAATATAGATTTGCAAACCTTTTTTATATTGTTTTTCATTATGTGCTTTCTCATTTGCCATTGCGAGTTCTATAAATGGTTTTATTATATCACTTAACATAGAAAATATAGTTGTGTCATCGGTTGTTTGTTGTGTTGCTTGTTGTTTAGTTTGATTAATTTTGTCAAAAAAATCACTGAGTTGATTACTAATAATGTTTTCTTGCTGTTTTTCTAAATAAAGGAAAAACAATAATCCTTCGAATATTAAAATTATTAGTATATCAATTAATATTGTTGGTAAAATATTATAATAATTATGCATTGTAATCAAATATATGTTCGAAATAATATTATTATATTATTATATTATTATATTCACTACTATAATTAACGTATATTTTATTATTCTTTAATTATTCTTTGCAGTGCTGGGATGATTCTTTTATTGCTTTGTAATGTGGTTAATTAACTAGTTTGAGACCTTCATTATAAAATAATTTTACATCATTTCCTCTAAAACATTCCTTAGTCGTACTTCCTATTTTATTAGTACACAATTCTTCCAACAGTTTTTGTTTATCATAACCAAAATCACTAGCAACACTTGGTAGAAAATATCCCTGTTTTTTCCCATGTGATACTAATATACCATCCTGTCCTAAAACAAATTTACTGCCAAAATACTCATTTAATGTAATTTGTTTCAATGTATACAAAATAGTAATACTAAATTCCAACTTATTAAATTCTGATAATTCTATTGGCGTAAATCGGTTATCTCTAAAAGCAGTATCTAGAATATATTTCTTAACATTACTTTCTATTGTAATCTCATCATTGTCTGTTTCTAGTGTTCCTATACAACCCCGTAATTTGCCATTCTTACTTAATGTAGTAAAAACACCTAGATTTAAATTAAATACTGGGCTAGCTATAACTCTTATTAAACTATCTGGAACTTTTACTACAGATTTGGATTTTTGTGAGTGGTGTTGTGTTTGCGATAATAATTTATAATATAATTGTTCTTTTGCTAAACCTAATAGGGCAATTTTTTCATATTCACTACACACCATATTTATCTTGCGTTGTTTTCTTGTTTGTATATTGCGTTGTGTAGTGAAAACTACTCCAGCATAACTTACCGAACTAATACTTGTATCAGTACTATCTAGAATAGGTACTAATGTATTCTTATCGAAATTAAATACATCAATATGTTCCCGTATTATAGACGTATAATAACAACTTACTCTAGAATTAAAATAATTCCGGTTTTCTAGCATACTACTAATTGAATTGCCAGAACTATTACTATCATTACTATCACTAGTTATTCTAGAATTATCTTTTGATATAGCATTAAGTAATTTACCAAATAAATACATTGCTAATATGCCACATGCAGGAGAATTTTGTAAAAATAATAATTCATCTATCTTATTGGTACGTGTCTTAACACCATTAACAATATTATATAGAAATTGTAATATTTCACTATCTGATTTCCTTATATTCTGGGGTATATAGGTATTTATTTTATGCGCAAAATGCCCATTAATATGTGATAAATCACTAGTGCATACTATTACTGTTCCGTCTTTCTGTGCTAATTGTTTTAATATTTGTAATATTTCCCTAATTTTTGAATGATTTTCTGCACTTAATGCCATATTACCAATTAATAAAGGACATATTAATGCATTTGGAGCAATAGTTTCTAGAAATGGTAATTGATTAAAGAATGAATGTTCTTCATTGAATAATGTATTATTTAATTGAATATATGGAGCTAATTTTTCCATTGTTTTTGTATCTATTGATAATTTAGGTTTGCTTGTTTTATAAGATGCAATTTTACTAAAGTTGCAACCAACTATATTTATTGCATTGGGATTATCTAATGGCTGATGATTTGTACAAAGTAATATAACTCTTTTTATGTGCCGGGTGCGATTATATAATTCATAATATGCAGAAGCAGAACATATTCCAGAATGTTTTATTCCTGCATGGGGAACTAATATCGCTTTGGTAGTATCTTTATTTAAATTACAGGATAACGATTCTTTTGCAATCTGGAACATGCGTTTTAAATACTTTTCTAATGATAATCCCTTTTCTGTTTCAAACCAGCTTGGGGTATCATAAGGTTGGGTATCATAGGGTGGGGTGTATACACTATTTTGTGTTATTGATTTATGTGATGATTTTACTAATGATTTTTTTTTATTGCTTGTTTTTATATTTTTAGGTGGTATTATAGGCTTACCTGGTAATGTGTTATTTTCTACTAAATCTAATGATTTCATATATCTACTAATTGGACTATTTTCATCTGATGTACTAGATGAACTAGAACTTCTAGAACTTTGGCTACTTTGGCTACTTTGGTCTTTAGTATAACTATGTGATGTGGATATGGATGTGGATGTGGATGTGGATGTGGATGTGGATGTGGATGTGGATGTGGATGTGGATGTTGTTCTAGATTTAGTTGCTGATGTATTAGTATTTTTACTTGTAGATTTAGAAATATCCGAAGAACTATTGTTTGTCCTACTGCTCATCTAACTTATAATATAAAAAATAGATTATCATAAAGCAATACACTATCTAAATACTAGGTTTTTAATTTATTAAAATTTTATTTTATTTGGATTTAATAATATATTACTGATTACTTATGAAAGGTACTTATTCTAGAAGAACGAAAAAAATAAAATCTTCCAGAATAAGAATATATACTAAAAAACAGAATATTATTCTAGGGTGTCATGCAAGCATATCCCCTTCTGTATTAGATGGTATAAAATATCTAGAAAGGATTGGTGGTAATGCAGTTCAAATTTTCCTAGGTAGTAATCGCTCTGCTTCTATGAAAACTAAAACCAAACTCACACCAGAACAAACATCCGAAATTAAAACTTATATTCGCCAACATCAGATAACATTAATAGTTCATAGTATATATCTCCTTAATTTTTGTATTGCACCCCCTGGAAGTGGTCGTAAGGGGCGTAGCCCCTTATATCAAAGCCCTGTGGGCTTTCGTGTCCAATATATGCACGATAATATCCAATATGATTTAAAATTAGGTAGCCAGATAGGTGCGAAATGTGTTGTCCTTCATTTAGGTTTCAAAAAAGATATGGAACCAGAGATTGCAATGAAAAACTTAATTGCAAATCTTAATAAAATTATTCATGATATGCCAGAAAACATTACACTTGCATTGGAAACATCTGCAGGTCAAGGCTCACAAATTGGATATACACTAGAAGAGCTCGCAATAATATGGAACGGTATTAAACATAATAATCGGTTAGGTGGTAAAGGTGGTAGTGGTGGTAGTGGTGGTAGTGGTAATAAGAAACGAGTAGGAATATGTATTGATACCGCACATATATTTGTTAGTGGATATGATATTTCCAATATTGATGGAATTAAAGATTATCTAGATAAATTTAATAAACTGATTGGATGGCATAATATCACTAATTTTCATATAAATGATTCCCGATATGCAACAGGTTCCCGAAAGGATGAACATCGTGGGATTGGTAGTGGATTAATATTTAATACCGCGGAAGGCAAAAGAGCACTTAAGTATATAAAAATGTTTTGCCAGAAACGGATGATACCAATGATATTGGAAACTCATAGTTCCGGATCTGATAATAGTGAGGGTAGTCATGCTGGTGAACAGGGTTATGAATGGGAAATCGCAATGATTAGGAGATTATAGAGACGAAAATAAATTAGGAAAAACAGAAAACAGAAAACAGAAAACAGAAAAAAAAATAAAAAATAACAAAAAATGAATATGTTTTATATAATATTATAATGTATTTTCCAACGTCTTACAAGATGGCACAGGCTGAGGGTGACAGCAACAACAATCCGCCATTGACTCCTGAAGAAGTGGTCTGCGGAGAAAACTTTTACTGGTACGGCCTGCACACAGTGCCCTGCTACTGCGACCAAGCAAAAGGTGAAGATTTTCCCTGCAACTGCGAAGAACTTGCAGCGAACCCCGTTGGTATCAGCGTTCTGTCCTATGCAGGGTCTAACGGAGCCGGCTGTGGAATGCTCCCTATTATCTGGGCTTTGAATACACGGGACGTCGATGCGACAATCCAGGCAATCATCACCAACGTGCGCGCTGCAAAGACATGGTTTGAGACCCCCCATTCTTGGGGAAGATATATTTTCGATCTCAGTGTCGTGGTTGCAATCGAGGAGCCGACAGCGGACAACGTTCGCAACTTTGCAACGGAGCTGGTCAACCGGTACCGCAAGCCCGAGTAGCGAACGATGATGGCAATGCGACAAGCGTAAAGCGACAAGCGTCAAGCGTCAAGCGACAAGCGTAAAGCGACAAGCGTAAAGCGACAAGCGTCAAGCGTAAAGCGACAAGCGTCAAGCGTAAAGCGACAAGCGTCAAGCGTCAAAAAAACATTTTTTTTAGTAATAAATGTATTTTAATCAAAAATTGAAATACATTATTCTATATATTTAATATATTTTACGACCGCTTACAAGATGGAACACCCTAGCGGGCTACGTCTGCCACGTGAACGACTCAAGGCTCCGAATACCCCGTTCGTGTTGCCGAAATCCAAGCCGACGACATCGGAGCCTCTGCCCGTTCCCGAGCTCTCAAAGGACCCACTCACAGCATACGACATTCTGTACGGCAAACCAATTGCTTTCGGAGTGCACTTGGAAAGCTGTCTCGGACAAGTGGATGGTTGTGGGTGTGGTACAGTAGCCGAAAAGATCACCACATTCTGTGAGTATGCACGCATTTATTGCGGGCACTATCTTTACGACGAAATGTTTGCGAGCCCATCAGCCACCCGAGACACAACTAAGCTGGCAGAAAAGCTGAAGGAGCTATTCGCCATCGTAGCGGGGCGTGGCTTGCAGGTCAAAGAGCGCAATGACAACGAGATGGTCGCGATTGCTGAGGCATTGATCGCGAATAATCTCGAACAACTCGAGAAGATGTAGACTCCCTGCACCACACCAGTGGACTTGAAACTCTATTGGTAATTTTTTTTTATTCTAGCATAATACATTTTTACATCTTCTAGAATAAATAGAAAATTGAAATATAAAAACTTTCTAGAATTATTAGATAATTCCAAATTCCAAATTCCTTATTTGAATATGGCTTCCTTTCTAGAAGCACTAGATGATGAAGGTCGACAATTATATAAGGATTATATAGCCAGTCTTACTAAATGGATTGCTTATATGCGTCCCAAAGCAATTAAGAAGTTAAATGATTATTTAGATAGCAAAGGTAAATTGTATGACAGATATGAATACTTATATCAACAATATAACACATCTGCAGAAAAGGTAGTAAATGTAGATAATAAAGAACTAACTGCAAAATACAAGAAATTAAGTTTGTTATTACATCCAGATAAATTTAGGAATTCTCATAGTACAGAATTGTTCGCATTGATTAATAAGTTTTATTGTAATGGAAATGGTTTTATGATTAATATGATTGATGCAATATCGCAATATATTCTGGAGGAAACAAATAATCCTGATGTAGAAAATATCATTGGAAATATTATTATTAATTTGGAAAATCCTGATATAGAAAATATTATTATTCGGAATATTGGTAAGGATATAGTTAATGATACTAATGCACATGATGTTTTTAATATGTTGATTAGTAAGTCAGAAGATATAGCGAACTTTGGTAATGGTAATGATGGTAGTAAAAATGGAAGTGAATGTAGCTCCGATGATATTTCTAATAATGCAAAATTTATATTCTCAACCGAATATATTTTTTATAAAGGTAATGCATCAACAGTTAAATGTATTAATGATATGTTTTTAACTGAAGAAGAACTTATTGAAAAGATTAAAAATGCAAATACTTATGAGAAGAGTTTTGTTAATTTTTGTGCGGAAAGATATGCTAGTAATGGAAATATTTTAAGGGTTGCTACTAGTAGCACTAAAACTTGATATTTCTTGATACTTTACGCTTATTTTTTATACTATTATTAACTTTATATCTTCTTAATCCATTCATCTTTGCAACATATACATTCATCAAAGCCATT